CACCTAATACCTCTAAACGCCCCATCTCAGTTTGAAATTCATTTTGAGACATATTTAATGAAATACTTTTTAAAGTTTGATTAAATTCTTTTTTAGCGGCTTCCTTATCTAATTTACCTGCAGCTGCTTTTTTATAATATGGAAGTTTAACTTTATAATGTCTGTAAGTTAATAAAGATAAGCCGCCTGCTTCATGAGTGGTATGAGTTATTTTTTCAGCGCCTTTTAATCTAGTACTAGAAAAACTTTCAAACGTTTCTTTTACTTCCTTTAATATATCTGTTAATTTTATCATTTAACAATGGTAGTTTAAATATCTTTGTAATGCTTTAGCGTAATGTGTACCTTTATTTTTTAGTTTACCTTTTGCAGATCTTACTCGACTGCAGGAAAGTTTACCTAATCTATTCTTTAAGATACCAGGTTTAACTGGATCGTCAATTCCTTCCTTTACTTCTTTTACTATATCGATTAACTTTACCATGCTCTACAGCTCCAATATCTTGCTTTATCTCTTGGACCGGGATTACTACAGTTATGTCTAGCTCTAAAGCTCTTCCTGCGAGCAGGAATTGATTTTTTAATTCTCATATTAGGATCACCGAAGTTAACCTTAACGACATTTCCTTTTGCATTCTTAACATATACCGATCTCTTCTTTGGTCCGCCTGGTGTTAAGAAGGGCTTACCTAAACTAACTTTACGTCCCTGGTATTCAGCTTCTTCTAACTTATTGTAATTTTCCGTGATATATTCCGCTAAACACATTGGACAGTATTCATTTACTTCATCTACTTCGTCTAGTTTATTTCCTACAGCTACTGCTTTTTTGTAAGCTTCAGAACCTTTACGTGCCCCTTTCTCACCGCGAGCTCTTTTAGCATTAATGTTTGCCCATAGACCTTCTAGAGTAGTTTCTTCATAATCTGCCCTCAATTGATGAAATTCTTCTGCGCCGTCGTTTGCTATAGTAGCAAGTTCATTAGTTCTTCTGCTACAATGACTCTTACCTGTTAAAAATGGTTTAGGACACGATGTTCCTTTAGCGTGAACGTGTCCGCATTTACCACAACAAGTACTTTTTACTTCATTCATTAGTGTAAAAATTTAAGTTTGTACTTAGTAGTTTCGATTAACTTAACTACTGTATCTATTTCATTTTGTATATAAGAATCTTGTGGAATCTTAGTTCTAATAGTTTCTACATACTTTGATAAAGCTTCAAAGTAGGTCGTAAATTGACCGTCTTCTTTAAAGCTAGCAGGGGAGGTAAATCCTCTTTGGATACCATATCTTCCTTGAAAACTTTCTACTAAACCGTCAAATAAATCAACGATTTCATCATAGTAAGTACCTAGTGCTCTATGTGCGGCATCTGATCCAACACCCTCTACTTGCCAATGGAAAATATGGGCTTGTGTTCTAGAAGCCATTAGAGTTGATATCAATTGTATGAATTCGTCCATTATTTCATTGGATTTTCAGGTAATTCTTTCTTAGTTACTTTAACAACTTTATGTTTATCGCGTAAACCTTTTATTACTCCCATCTTTCTTTCTGCTAATTCGTGATGTCCTTCAGATAATTCCGGATTGTTAGTAGCTTCTTTCATGTGAGAATTAATTTCTTTCTGCAATCTAGCGATATGCTTATCGATTTCACCTAAAACATGGTCTTTCTTCTTTTCTATTTTGTGCAATTGCTTATGAAGCTCGTTAATAGCTGCTTCAGCTACTAAATTTGCTTCTTCTTTATCGTGGTAAACACCATGAACGCTGTTTGGTTCAAATTGACCAATACCAAAAGCGTGTGTATCGTGTACTAAATCTTCTGTAGAATGGTCGGAAGATGGCTTTAATACAACAAAAATTTTACCGACTTTATCGTCGCATCCTGGATGATCCCAAGAAGGCTCTTGATCCATAACTGGCATTTCCATGTTAGGACTTTGTTGCATCATTGAATCTTGTTGAGGCATCATGTTCTCTTTGATGCTTTTTGCGGTTTTAACCTTCTTCTGAATTTGTGACATTTTTTTCTGTATTTTCTCCTTTATAAATATCTCGTTTTTTTAGTTCAGCGATCTCCTCTTTTACCTGTTTGTATATACTGCCTTTACTTCCGCCGGCCCACTTTTCTACCTCGCCAGACTCCGAGACAAAGCTATCTTTTTCGGTAACCCATTGCTCTAGAGCTTGTTCTAAATCATCGAGTTCTGCATTTTTATTACGATTCATAATATTTGCAGAATACTCTCCCCACTTGCCTTGACGTTTAATTTCAGATTCCATCTTAATAACACAGTCAAAACACATTTGATGAATAGCCCACATTTTCTTATTATACTCATTTACTTTCATTAATCCGCCGCATTTTGGACAGGATAAAGGTAAAACTATTAGTTTTTTAATTTCGTCGAGTTTGGTTATGGTTTGCTTGATACCATTCTTAATGGTCCATTTTCTACCGCTTTCCTCCCAAATATCCCCTTCTATATGTGTTTGTGTATTTCTATCCCAACCTGCTTGGATTTGGGTTCTATCGCCAGTTTGGCCGGTGAGTATATTTCTCATCCGTTGTACATCACGAGGTACAAACTCTTTTTTTAGTTCACCACTCATAACAATTATTTATTTTTTAACTATCCTATATGTATCTCCAAAAGTCATTAAGTTATAATTCGAAGGTAAGTTCTTTTTTAAGTAAGCACCATAAACTTTAAAACGTCTTGGATCTTCTTTTGCATCAGTTCTTTTAGTTTGTATTGGTCTAAAGATAACAATTTCTGGATTTACTTTAGTAATAAAGTCTTTTGCAATATCAACTACAGTAGATAAAACTCTTAAAGGCACTCCTTCGTTAGTATCTAAACTAGTATCAGGATCTCCTTCTTTTGATGTAGTATTAAAAGATAAATCGTACATCCCCTCTTCTAAATTAGCAATGCCTACGGTGTATGTGCTTTTTTCTGTATCAAAAGAATAAAAGTAATTACCGTCAGCATCTTTATCGTCAAGTTTCCAGGCGTAAGTCTTAGTTCCTTCTCCGATTTCGTTTATAGCGTAGTCATGTTTTGATATTTCAATATCTTCAGGAGGCACTATAACTGCTTTAGTATTTTTAATATCTAAAGCTTTCATAGCAAAGTATCTATGATGTCCATCTAGTACTTGATATCTATCTCCTAGCTTTCGAACTACTAGAGGAGGTAGTGTTTGACCGTCCTTCAAAGCTTTCATAAGACTTTTTAAAGTCTTTCTAGATTCAGAACTTTTCATTTTAGCAGCTGGTTCATTTAAAATCAAACTGTCTAGGGGTAAAATGGTAGTAGGTGCTGTTTCTAATTCTCCTTCTGGATCGTCAACGTCTACACCTTGATCTTTAGGATAGACTGTAATTTTTAATTCGTTCAATTGGTTATCTAAATCGTAAATAGCTACATTCTTTTTACCGTATTCTCTCATAATAATACCTGCCATTGCATTAGCATCATTCTCAATATCAGTACCAGTATTACCTGATTCATCATAGATCATGTCTAATTCATTCTGTCTGTGATGACATAATTCATGGGCAAGACTACGGCAAATATCAGCTAAATTTCTACCAGTTACAAATACTCTTACAGCATTGATCGCGGGATCATATTCACCATAAGATCTATTTTGTTCAACAAAAGCTTTATCTTTAATCAAAGAGATTTTAGGAAGAGTTTGAATGTTTAGCTCCTTCTTACAAAAAGTAAGAAAATCTTTTAGTATACTAAGCTTGTTCTGGGGCATTTCCTTTTACTTTAGTAGCTAACATTTTAAATATTTTTGGTGCAGCTCCTTTATTGAAAGCAGCTTCGGGTATAGCCTCTACAAAAGCTTCATAATCTCCATCTGCTAAAATATTTCTAACATGAGGAGCGGTAATTATACCTGCTTTTTCGTGTACTGGTATTGTTTTAACTCTATCACCAAACTGTTCTTGTAGAGATTTACCATATGCTAGGTCGTCTATTTCGTCATCTCCTATTGCTACATATACAGGATCTACAGTTGGATTTTTCTTTAAGTAATCTATAATAGTTACTATTGGAGATTCAGCAGTAGATATTCTAACTGATAGTTTAGGATTAGGCTCGGCCTGTAAATAAGTATTCCAAATTATAAGAGAATCTTCAGGTGTAATACCGTCAATTGTTTTCTTACTTATGATAATATATACCATTTTTACATAGTCTCTACCGGCCAACTCTGTAGCGGCTTGGTAGTGTCCCTTGTGTGGTGGTTTGAATTTACCTGGGTAAAAGCAGGGACCTGGTTCATTTATAATAGCTTCGGCAATTCTCTGACCGATTAATATAGGGTTGATCATACAGTTATAAATATCTACCCGAGAAGTAACTTAGGCTTTGCAGCTTCAACTTCTTTTACGAGCTCTTTCATATATTTTAAAGCCTCTTCTACTCTCTCTGTAACTGCTGTAGATTCTTCTTTTGTTAAATGCAATCTAAAGATAAACATTCTATAATCCTCTTGAACTCTAGGGTCGAAACTAATAAAATCACACCATTCTACTTCGGCACAAATCATATTAGAGATACATTGATAATAATAATTTGGTGCTATCTTTTTAAATTTCTCTGCAGAGTTAATCATTCCATATTTAAAGTGATTAGCAGATTTAAAAGGGCATTTAACTTCAATAATGCCTTCAGGTAATAGAAGTCCATCAGGAGATCCGCCATAATAATTTCCTACCGGAATGAAAGATGCTTTTTCTACCTTTGACTTTGTTAATTTCTCGTAATGTTCAATAGCTACCGGCTCTAAATCTGTTCCCCATGTTAAAGCAGCACCAGTTACCGGCTCTGTAACTCCTCCGTACAACTCGCAAACCTTTTCGAGTAGATAAGTCTTAGCAGTTTCGCTAAAATTATCCTTTCCCATTATTTTATAAATTTCCGAACTTGTAATTCTACCTTTTCTCATCTCAAACCATTCCTCCGAACGCTGTTCTACGATCATAAATTCATTTTTTTTAATAGTAACTCACTGAATGTAAGTTGCTTGGCTGTATGCAAGTACTTTGTCATATTTTCAAAACCTATTTCAGAGGGATCCTTCCCGTTTAATTCAATTAAGTAAACATCCTTACCTAGATTAATCAATTGCTGTGCATATTTGATAGAAGACTTAAAAGCATCGTTGTCTAGAGCTAGGTAAACAGTTTTTACTTCACTATGTACAAGCTTCATCATTAGAGCCTCAGGAATAGTCTTACCAAATAGCGGTATTGCATTTCGTCTTAAAGCAATTGCATCAAAAATACCTTCACAAAGTACGACAGGTACTTTCCAATTAATAAAATACTCAAGGCCTATTAATTGATTCTTATTACAACTCGGTGCATTATACTTTCTACCTGGATCTCTTTCGAAAATTTTTTAT